GCATTCCAAAAAGCGGCGCCGGGGGTGCTTCAAAGGCGTTTGTACATGATGACAACCGCCGGATAAAGGAGATAAAGAAGGCCCTTGGAATAGAATGCTTTCCTGGTTCTTTGAATATCATTCTTGAGGCCGATTTCGGCTTTGATACCGACTATTACAGGGCGAGGGTTTCTGATGTTGCGGACAGGAGCAAGGGAATCGACTCGCACTGGACACCGAGATGGGCGAGGTTCTATCCGGTCATGGTAGACGGCATAAAAGCCTACGCCTTCAGGTTTGAAGGTGAGAAATACCCGTTGAACTTTATTGAGGTCATTTCTGACAAGCGTTTGCGTGATCATATCAGCGAGATAGTCAATGTCACTCGATATTCTTAACATCATTGCTGAACGCGAGGCATACAAGAAGTTCAACAAGCTGGAATATTACGAACCCTATGAGTTTCAGAAGTGTTTTCACCATGCTGAAGGTGGAGAGACGTACCATACGGGGGAGTTCAAGACAAACAAAGGCCTCCTCGCCAGAATAAGAGCCTTGCAGGCTGGCAATCAGTCTGGGAAGACCCTTTCAGCCGCCCAAGAGGCGGCTTTTCATTTAACGGGCAAGTATCCCGAGTGGTGGGAAGGACACAGGTTCAATCGTCCGGTGAAGGGGACTGTTTGCGGGGTGATCAACGACAAGACCCGTGATATCTGTCAGGCAGAGTTATTTGGAGAGCCGGGTTCTCCTGATGACTTTGGAACCGGCGCAGTTCCCAAGAGTTGTATCGGTGAGGTCACAAGAAAGCCTGGAGTGCCTAACGCATTCGACAGTGTACTTGTGAAGCATTACACGAATGGCAATTTCGATGGCTGGTCGAAGATATTCTTTGGTTCATACCAGCAGGATCTTGCTTCTCTCATGGGTACGCGAATGGATTTCGTCTGGGGTGATGAAGAGCCACCCCAAGAGGTGCATTCCCAGTTCCTGAGATCGACCCTCTCAACGAGGGGGATTATCTTCTACTCGTTTACCCCTGAAAGCGGCATGACGCAGCTTGTGTACGAATTTCAGGAGGATCTCAAGCCGAATATGGCGCTTGTGAGGGCAACATGGGATGATGCGCCGCATTTCAGTGATCCAGCCTATCGACATGAGGCTGAAATGCAGTTCCCTGAACATGAGCGCGAGATGCGCCGCATGGGTATCCCGATGATGGGTACAGGTCTTGTCTGGCCGATAAAGGAAGAGGATATCTCTGTATCCCCGTTCCAGATCCCCCGTCATTGGCCGAAGCTATGCGCGGTAGACTTTGGCATGGATCACCCGTTTGCCGCCGTATGGTATGCATGGGACAGGGATTCTGACAGCCTGTTTTTATACGACTGCTACAAGAAGTCGAGAAAGTCAGAAGGCAGGAGTCTGACGATAGCGGAGCATGCTTCTGCGATAAAGCAGAGGGGCGATTGGATACCCTGTATCTGGCCGCATGATATGAATCAGGAAGAACCCAAGTCTTGCAAGACATTGAGCCAGTTATTCAGGGAAGAGGGGGTGAATATGCGTCCAGAGCATTTCACGAATCCTCCGGCCCCCGGAGAGAAGAAGGGTGATATTGGCGTTGAAGTAGGCATACAGTCCATCATGGACAGAATGCAGACCGGAACATTCAAGGTATTCAGTCATCTTGATCTGTGGTTCAACGAATTCAGAAGCTACCACCGGGACACAAACGGCAAGATCGTGAAATTGAGGGATGACCTCATGGCAGCCACTCGTTACGGGGCAATGTCTACACGGTTTGCATATACAGAACCTGTCGCCAAGAAACCGCAATTACGGGTTGTTGGCTCATCGAATTGGTAACTATGGCTAAACGTATCCAGAAAAAAGATTGGGACAACATTGAGCAGTTCGTTCAGGACGAACTCTCAAAGCGTGAAGGTTCCGAATTCAGGAAGAAGCACCAGAATATCTGGAAGGAAGTAGACCGCCAGGTTTCTATGGAATCCATGTCGCGTACTCCGAAGAACAACAAGGAAACGGATTGGCGAAATGCGATAGAACTCGGCGAACTTTCCCGTGCTTCAGAGATCATTTCTGCTGACGTAAAGCGGTTCTCGTTCCCGCAGACGCGCTCATGGTTTGAGGTGCATACTGAACTCCCTCCGCAGATGACGGAGCAGGGGCCTATGCCTGTAGACCCCTACCTGCAGCGCAGGATAGACGGAAGAACCCGTGCCTTCATGACCCAGCAGCAACTGGATTTCGGGTTCAAGTCGCGTGTAAGCCTTTCTGTGAAGGAAGCCCTCCATCATGGGTCGTATGTTGCCACTATCGAGTGGGAAGACGCCCTGCAGGTAACGGACGGCACCGGGGTTTCGACAATATCCGCGCCTGTGTGGAAGCCACATTCAATGTGGAACTGCTTTCCAGACCTTTCAGCCGGAATTGACGGGCATAACACCTTCTACCAGGGGTCTATGCTCATCCGTTCCTATAAGCCGAAATATCAGGTCGAGCGGATGCGCTCATCTGATCCTGAGTACCCGTTTTTCAACCTCGACAAGATAGAGGAAGGGAACAAGCCGGAACACAGGCAAAACACGACAGATGTTGAATTACTGACATACTATGGTGACATAGTCGTGCCAAGGCAGGGTAAAGACCTGCTGCTGCTGAACTCAAGAGTGATTATTGCCAACGGCAGGATCATTCATTACATGCCGAATCCATACAGTTTCCCGCCCATTATTTACAATGGCTGGGAGCGACTTGACGTAAGAGATCCGTATTTTGTCTCGCCGATTGTAAAGTTCTCCGTAGATCAGAAGATCGGAACGCAGCTTGCCAACCGATTGCTGGATAATGTCGATCTGAAGGTTGAACCCCCGTGTATTTACGACGGCAATGATCCTGATTTCGTGAGAAACGGCGGGCCTGAGATTGCTCCCGGCGCAAAGACCTCGACCAAGGGTACGGGTAACTACCAGTTCATGGATGTTGGCGATCCTAATGCCGCGCTGGCTGGATTGCAGTTCATCATTGGGCAGATTGAGGCGGGTACGCGCGTAGACAGGGTGAGAAGCGGTGTCAGTCCTGCTACCGAGCAGACGGCTACCGAGGTCGTCAAGCAGTCACAGAATGCCGAGATATCCGTTGTCGATTTCGTGGACACGCATGAACATCACGGTTTAAGACCCGCCCTGTACATGATGTACCATCTGAACAGAAAGAACCTGAGAATGTATCCGTTCTATAACCAGGAACTCGACTCGCCTGATTTCGAGCGGATGACCCCTGATGAACTTGCCGAGAGCGTTCATTTCGAGATCGTAGGTTCAAAGGGAGTGCTTGGCGAGGAGCGCAGGCAGGCGCAGACTTCACAGGTGACTGCGTTCTGGATGCAGGCGAATCCTCAATTACTCAGGCAGCAGGAACTGGCTAAAGAGATGTTCAGGGATGCCGGTAACAAGAACCCTGAGAAGTTCCTCAACGTGAGCGATGAAGCCATGCAGATGCAGCAGCAGATGCAGGCGGCTATCCAGCAGATCCAGCAGGAAGCGGCCATGCAGATCGAGGAGATGGCTAAGAAGACCAGAGATATGGAGGTCAAGCTCGTTAAGGAGATGGCAAAGGTCGAACGTGCCATGATTGACAGCGAGCAGAAGGATGTAGAGAAGGCAGGTAAGGATGTTCGCATTCAGTCGCTGCAGGAACAGATCAAGCTCATCAAGGCAGAGCAGAATCTGATCAAGGCTACCAGCGAGCAGATGAATGATCTGAGAGAAGCGGTATTTGCATTAGCAGGTGATATCAATGCGCCGAAGAAGATCGTGTTCGACGAAGAAGGTCGTCCGGTTGGAATCGAGCGAGAACTTAACTCGTAAGAGGAGTTTGCAATGGGATGTTTGGCAGATGATGTGCTGTACAAGGAAGGTATTGAGTTAGCGTGTACAAAACCGAAAAATATACGAAGATGGAAGAAAAAGTGGTCTTTCTCAGATGAAGTCGAGGAGATCATCTATAAGCTGAATACGCCGAATGAACTCATCCTAGAGAATGTGAAGAGTTCACTGAAGCGCGGTCTTAAGCAAGTAAAACCGTGCTATATACAGAACGATCCAATCGCACTTGTATGTGGTGGCCCTTCTCTTGATAAGACATTCCCTATCCTTGAGGAGAAAGTCAGGGAAGGGATGAAGGTCGTATCGGTCAATGGATCTCACGATTGGCTGCTGGAGCGCGGAATACGTCCTTCAGCGCATGTTCAGATT